AGAAGCATTGATACGTGTTAAGTTAGATTTCTAATTATTTCTCAAGTTTATAGCCCCGATATATTTATAATAAATGTTTCGGGGTTTTTACTAAATGGCACAACTTAAAACTAAACAAAAAGAAAATCCATATAATCAAGGTTACCCAACTGTTTTTAAAAAGCTAGATCAGTCCGATGTAAAGGTCAATCCGTTTCAGGTATTTAAAACTTTTGAAATACTGTCAGGTAGTCTAACGAGTAGTGCTTTGCCACTTAAAGCGGTATATATTGATATAGAAAATTTACCTGCACTAGGTTCTGAATTAGTATATAATGATTCCGCTAATATAGATGGTAGTTTACAGAGTGTAACATATTTTTCTATTAATCACTTATATTATAAGTACAAAACACAGCCAGCAAATACATTTGGTCCTACCAATTTAAATCGTACAAAAAAATTCTTATATGAATCTGCGTCGATATTATCGATACCACAAAATAAAACAGGACAATCTATTAAACCAGCATCATTTCAGTTTACTAGTAGTGTATCTGGATCATTTGAAAGTGATGTGTATGGAAACATAATAGATTCAGCATATAATATAGATGCAATAATATCCAATGTTAAGTGGTACGAAGGATTTAATGAGTATTTTGACGTTAATAGAATACAATATGAATCAAGTGGTATATTATATACAGATGGGGTGCCTACAACATCAGGCCGGCAAATAGCTACAGGACTTTCAGCAAAGTTTTCAGGTGCAGGGTACATACAAGATGAATTAGATGGGTTGTATAATAGAAATAATGATTATGCAATTTCCATGTTTATTAGTGGTGCTAATACTGGTGTTAACGATCAGTTAGTTATAACAAAAGCTACTAGTTCACTAACTCCACAATATCCATTTAAACTGCAATTAAGTGGTAGTAATCAGTTAAAATTTAGTGCAGCAGGTAGCACTGAGTTTGTAGCCATGATTACATCATCTGTTGATGTTTCTAGTTCATGGACTCATGTAGTTTGTCAAAAATCAGGAAGTGAATTGCAAATGTATATTGATGGTGTTTTACATGCATCGCAATCTTCTGTGTTGCTTCAAGACATACAATCTCCGTTTACTGCATCAGCTCGTATTGATAACAAACAACGTATAAGCATCGGTGGATACGGAGTTTCAAGTGAAAATTTGCAAGGTCAACTAGATGAAATACGAATATATAATAAATCATTAACTAGCACTGAAATAGGATATTTAGCAGATAGAACCGAAGGAGGAACTGCATTTCAGACACAGTATGTAGGCAATGTTTTTTCTAAACAAGGTGTTATTGTATTTTCTTCTACTGATTATCGTGTTCATGACATATTAGAAACACCATTTACTGCTTCATATAAAAGCACAATTACTTTGCATGAACTAAATATTGTTACTCGTTTAAATGCAGGTGATTTCAATGTGTCTACTAATGCATCGTTAACTGCAGATGATGATGAAACATTTTATTCATATGTTACAGGTAGTGCATTTTCCCCTTATATAACTACTATAGGATTATATGATGACGCAGGTAGATTGTTAGCTGTTGGGAAGTTAGCTCAACCCATTAAAAAGCGAAATGATGTAGATATGAACTTTTTGATTCGAATTGATTTAGATAAAGGAATACGATGATACGGTTAAAACGTTTATTATTAGAATTATCAGAACAAGAAGTTGATAATATATTGCAGAAAATTCGAGAAAAACAGTTTCGGTTTATAGCTCAAGGAGACAACGGCCGGGTGTATGAAATTGATGGTGAAGATAAAGTATTTAAAATAACTACAGATTCGCAAGAATATGAAGTTGCAGAAATAATTGTAGGACGTACATCAGAATTTAGCACATTTATACCAGTACACTATGTTTCGACACTTAACAAAGAAAAAATGTTTATAATGAGCCGTGCTTCTGAATTGTCAGGAACCGATGTTAATATGATTGATAGATTTATTGATGGATTCAAACAATATTCTAGATCTGAAGGTGGTGAAGTATCTGTGTTTGATTATTTAGATGCAGAAGGTGCACGTGATACAGATCAGGAATTAGTATCGTTTTTACGTGCTTTGCAACAAGAAATTAAAAAAATGGGTATTATAGATTTGGATTTGGATTTGGATTTTAAAACAGACAACGTAATGAGATGGTCTAATCGTTTGGTACTTGTTGATTGGTAAATATTTATATAAAATGAGTAAATTACTAGAACATATCATACGAAAATTGTTATTTGAACAAAATGCAAAACAACAAATATCTACCGGGACAAACCGGGAACAAAATAATGCTAAACAAGCTGGAGCTGTAGCATCTTTTAAAGTTACTAGTATTGAACAAGATCCAAAATTGGATGTAAATAATCCTGATATATCTAAACTAATAGATACAGAAAAATATTCAGGTTTAGCAGATGACACTAAAAAGTCTACCAATTTAGCTTGGTTTTATCAAAAAAATATTATACAAGGAGCCCAAGATGTGTTTACGAAAACAGAAAATGGAGGGTATCAAAAACTATTAAATGATGGTAAACATGTTGTACTAATGGGTAATACACCAACCGGCAAAACTAAATTTTCAATACTATTTTGGATTTTTGAACTAGAATGGGTATTACAACAATTTAAATCGCGAGATCCGGAAGCACAAAAAAAAATAGATGCATATCTTGCTAGTCTTAAGACTAATAAACCTTTAAATATATTACATGTGTCTGCAGCAAGCGGAAATTTTAAAATTTTAAACTCACAAGTATTCACATATGATCGATTAATTCAACAATACGATATACCTAACAATATAAAAAGGTCATTACAAAAAATTAATCAAAGAGTTAAACAAGATGTAATTACGGTGTTTAAGGATGAACAACAGAGTAGACATAAAGCTTTAATTGACTCTGATAGTTGGCCGAAACTAATTAACGAAACATGGTATGTAAAATCACCAGACGATCAAGTTATGCATACAACTGGTAATGACAATCAAACTATTACATATGAATGGTTACCAATTGATATATGGCGTGATTGGATTAAACGTAGTTTAAATTTTGACAAAATGGACTATAATGAGGAAAATGCAAACACCGAACCATCTGTATTTAATCCAAATGATACAGATGTTATCGGATGTAAACTTGCAAGTAAGATAGATTATATCAAAGGTTTAAATTCTTATTTTTCTGGAACTCAATCAAAACTTTTTGATATCAATGAGTGGGATATGAAATTTGGTATTACATTTCAAAAAATAAAGATAAAGACTAAATTAGATAACTGGTATACACTCGTGTACAAAGCGTATGATGATAAGATATTTTCAAAGTATAAATCGTCTAACGATATGTTGTGGAATAATAGTTTGACAAGGTGGGGGACGGGGAACCCTGCCTGGGAATCATTTTTTTTAAACCTGAACCCATTACTGGGTTGGTCTAAATCTAAAAAGCTAGTTAAAAAAGTTAATAAGACCCCATATTGGGTAGTTAGGGATAACGACGCGCAGGTTATATTTCATGAGGCCGGGGTAGAATATATAGATTATATAGTAGATACAATTAAAAATTACGTAGACAGTTTAAAACAACAAGTAGATAAATCAGTGGATCAAAACGGTTTTTTATCTATAGCATCTGTTTCTTGCGAAGAAACAGGACAATTAACTATTGTACTTACTGAAGATATTCAAGACAAAATTAAAAATACATTTAAATCTATGTCAGAACTTGAAAGTGACAACTTTGATCATTATGTCGAAATTTTGAAATCAAAAGTAAAATAAGTTAATAAAATAAATACAAGTTATATTATGCCGAAAAATCATTGGAACACAACAAGCAAACAACGCCAAGCCGCATACAAACATGGTTATAAATCTGGATTAGAATTAAAAATATCAGAACAAATAACTGAATCTGAATACCCATTATGTTATGAAACGGAAACACTGAAATACATAGTGCCAGAGTCCACACATAAATATACTCCAGATTTTGTGTTTACTAAACGAGATGGAAGTCTCATGTATATAGAAACAAAGGGACGGTGGACTACTGTAGACCGTAAAAAAATGAAATATGTTTTGATGGCACATCCGGAATTAGATATACGTATGATATTTCAGAATCCAAATCAACGCATTTCGAAAGCTAGTCGCACAACATATGAAATGTATGCAAATAAACTGGGAATAGAACATGTAGCAAAACAGAATATTCCGGAAGAGTGGTTAGCAGAATGTTTG